AATGCAATTTTGGATTGGCTACTTTGCGGGTTTCCTCGTAGGGGTCGGCGTATCCGTCCTCGGAGGGCATTTGATCTAATGGTAGTTCAAATATCTGATCAGGTGCCCCGGAGAGTTACTAAGCGAGAGACGACTGTCAAGATGCTGATGGATCTATCCAATAAGTTTCCTCGTATACCCATTATGCAGTTGCTGAGCGAGGTGCTGGGGCCGAAGGGTAGTATTGGCATCCACTCCATCACAAACGAAGAGATGTACATTGCCTTGAAGATCTATCGGGCGACTCACACGAATGAGACGCCTGAATGATTGCCCTACTCGCGGCTGTCATGTTCATCGCCGAGGTAACCTGCGGAACCTTTGGTAGCTTGGATTTCGTGCTGCCTGACCCAACCATGAATGATATACTGGAACGCCGCATGTTGAATGAGATGGGTGACAATTCTATCACTCGATGCGTTATCGAGAAGAGCAAGGACGTTATGATCCGAGGGGGTCGTAGGTTCTGTTCGATGCAGAAGAAGCGTAAGACGCCGCCGTATTTGACCTTGGATGGGTATTTTTGGTCAGCCGGTGAGACATTGAAGATACAATGTCTAAACGAAAGGAGTCAAGAATGAATCACAGGATGAAGTATCGAAGCGGCTACAAGTATCAGCTTGCTGAGGACTACGAGGTTTTCGTTGATATATGTCCGGAGGAGATGATTAACACTCCGTACCTCTCGCTCATGCCTAATGGTTACCTCACGATCAGACAAGGCTATGCCTGGGATGGGCCGTCTGGTCCGACCTTTGACACCAAGACTTTCATGCGCGGGGCTCTCGTGCATGACGCTCTCTATCAGCTTATGCGGTGGGACCTCTTGCATAGTGTCAATAGGGCCAAGGCTGATTTGGAGTTGCAGCGTCTTTGTCTGGAAGATGGTATGTGGTCGCTCCGAGCTAAGTGGGTATACCGCGGTGTTCGACTAGGCGGTGGGCCTGCGGCTTCTCCCGAATCAAGGAAGCGTATCGAGACTGCGCCGTAATGAAGGACGTGCAAGTTGACTACGCTGCGATGGAGACGCGAATCCTGGGGGCGTGTCATAGTCCGTCTATCGTGAAGGGGATGTACCAGCTTGGTGAATCTAAAATGGAGCCGATGGACTACAACCCTAAGAATTGCACCCATCTTGGGTGTCAACGAGGTCTTGGGCTGCATACCTGCCCAGACATAATCGAATGGAAACATGCGTATGTTTACCCGCACAGTAAACGTCTTCCTCCTGTATTCTAAACAAAGATTGGAACAAATCATGAAACAGAAAGTATTTCTTGTCATTCTTCTTGCCATGACCTTTGGGTGTGCGTCTATGAATCAGAAGTGCAGCTACTTCGATGATGGCGTGCTGGAGTCCTATCGGGTTCGTAGCACTGTCCTCGGCACTGGTGAGACTGAGTTGGTTACGACCGACTGCACCATCGCCGCCTACTCGACCAAGGACACCGGCATCTCCGACAATGGCAAAGAGTCGTTGGGCCTCGTGGCCGAAGGTGTCATGAAGGGCATGACTGGTAACCCGTTCTAGGAGGTAACAATGTCTGATATTCTAATCCCGGAGGGCTTTCGCCCTATCGCTGTGAGGGATGATCGCATGGGGACATGCGTGATATCCTTCAATCCTGAGCGCCGGCTATTCTTTCTCGTGACTGACGGGAAGGGAGCAGGCCCATTCAAGTTGAATGAGCTAAAGGCGCTCGTGGAGAACCTAAAGGACGTGATCGACCTGAAGGGTCGGTTCATCTACATTGAGGACTATGAGCCTGATGGGACGAAAACGATCTGAAATCCTCGAACTAACCGTGTTGGAATCTACGTGGGTTGATTGTATTAGTTGGCCGTGCTATGGTTTCGATAATCGTATTAGCGCGGGTCTATACAGCCGACATACATATTGGGTTACGCCTTGGGGAGAACGGGTGAGCATCATCTGGAGGGTAGATAGGAAGAAATGAGTTTCAAGCACTACTTTTGGGGTTGCAAGTGGGAGAAGTGGAGTGACCCCCAGCCGGGAGAGAAGTTTCCCCTACGCGCCGGGTTTCCCCTACGCGGTGAGCCGACTATCCACATCATGCTTCAGGAGCGTCGTTGCACGATATGTAATAAGCGTGAGCTGCGGGAGGCTAACTGATGATCACACGTGTACGCTTTGATGATGTCCTTTGGGAAACGAGTGACAAGAAGATCCAAGGTAAGGAGCTACAGAAGTTCCAGAAGCATATCAACTGGTGCAAGGATCTACCTGTAGTGCTGGCCCCCGCTATTCTTTGTCAAGACGTTGACAAGTTCCCTGGTGCTGTGGATTACCTTAGGGAATGTGCGGAGGAAGGTATCGTCTTCCCTGATCTTCATGGTTGGACGCATGGCCCTTATGGGGATATGCCCTACGAGGAGATTTGCGAGCACCTCGATCAAGCTATGGATTGGTTCGACAAGAATCTCCCTGGCTTCCCGCCTATCCGATGGGTCACGCCGCACGGGGCCAACTCCTTCGATATCCAAACAGCAGCACGCAACCACGGGCTCATCGTTGAGGATACCAACTACCCGGTGATAGATCAGAAAGAAGCTGATGCGCTATTGCGGAAGTTCCGGGATCCTGCTAAACTAGATGGCAGGGTGATTATGGTTCATTGGTGGGAGCGAGGGCTACGCTTGTATCGTATCGCTCAGATACTACAACACAATGGTGTGGACGAGGCGATTATTGCCTCCAAAGAGACATTGGATGATAAGTCATGGAAGATCTGCTGGCACGGTTGGTAATACCGTTTATCAATTTCGGGTCACTATTCATAGTGGTGATCGGAATCTACAAGTACTGGATACTTGCGGAAGGTGCCAGTCGGCTTCGGCAGGTGTTCGCACTTCAAATTGTCATTGGGACCATCAACTTTGTGATCAATGGGCTAGTTGTGTACAAGCATCCGGATGTGTGGGGTACATTGGCGTTCCAATTAGTGATCGTGTGGTCAGTTTTAATGAGTATCAAGGGACTCAAGAATGATTCAGCTAACAATAGGAAATACGTGGAGCAGCATCGATCAGTTCACTCCTAGGGAGATGAACAACATCGGTGCCGCTTTGCAACGCAACTTAACTGTGGATGTCCCAGGGGCTAAGTACCTGTGGGCGTTCAAGTCAGGTGAATGGGATGGCAAGGTCAGATTGTTCAAAGTGAACGATCTGGGCGGCTTCCAGTTCCTCAGTGGCCTTGCGCCTCTCGTGTATGGCGTACTCGACGGTGATTTCGATCTGAACATCGTAGATGGACGTAACCTCATCCAACCCCAACTTCGACAGTACACAGCCCCTCTCAGACCTTACCAGCACGAAGTACTCAGCGCTGCCTTCAGCAACACGCTGGGAGGTGTGTGGTGGCCTCGTGGCATCCTGCACGTGGCTACTGGTGGCGGTAAGACTGAGATCGCCGTGGCTATGTACCAATCCTACCCCGTTCCAACCTTTTTCCTCGTCCATCGCAAGGATTTGCTCTTGCAGGCACAAAAGCGTTTTGAGAAGTACGGGATCAGCCCAGGTATCATTGGCGCTGGCATATTTAAGCCCGATCCGCACCTGAACATCGCTACAACGCAAACCGTTCTCTCTATCTTGAAGAAAGAGGATGAGAGGACGGCCCAGACTAAGGCGCTCATCGAAGGGGCCTCCCAAGTGTTCTTCGATGAGTCTCACATCATGGCTGCCTCCCAAGACAAGGGAAACCAGTTCATGGAGGTGGGTGGCTGGTTCAAGAATGCTCATGCAAGGTGGGGCTTGACCGCAACACCCTTCATGCGGTCCCAATACGACAATTTCCTCTTGGAAGGCGTCACCGGGTCGGTATTGGCTCAGGTTAGCAGCGCATGGCTAATCAAAAACGGTTATTTGGTGCCGCCGAAGATCAAGTTCATCAAGGTACCGGGCAAGCTGCCTGTGAAAGTCGAATTCGGGCGATCAAACAAGGCAAAGGCCGAACATTGGCGCAAGGTGCAAATGAAGGGGATAACTTGCAACTCCTGGCGGAACAAGAAGATCGCCGCTGAGATTGTTGCTGGCCCTCACCCTTGTTTGGTGCTGGTCAAGCATGTTGAGCAGGCTAAGGAGATTACCAACGGATTCACCTTCGGTTTCAACGTACCTGTCTTGACAGGGAAGAGTTCGCTGAGCGAAAGAGAACAAGCGGTATGGGACTTGCAATCGGGGAAGCTAAAAGCTGTCATCACCACTCTTTGGGATGAGGGCGTAGATATCCCTGAGATCAGAAAGGTAATCATGGCGAGCGGCGGTAAGTCGCAAGTCAAGCTGCTCCAGCGAGTGGGGCGAGGCGTGCGAGTAGCGGCCAACAAGAAAGAAGTTGAAATCATTGATTTTGGGGATCAACACAACCCTATGCTACGCCGTCATGCTCTCGAACGTATACGAGTTTGGAAGCAAGAGGGCTTTGAGGTAACAGAAGCGTGAAAACGTTCGATGAAGGGGCATTTGTTTTTGCCTTGACTGAGCGGGACTTGGATTCCCGTGACATGAAACGTGTGTTCAAAGCTGAGTGGCTGAAGAACAAGGAATACGTCCCTTTGGTGAAGGCTATCTACGCATTCATCGATGAGTACGCGATTACACCTAGTTTGGCATCTCTGGCTGAGTACATGGAGGACAATGATAAGTCGGGCTACGAATCCCGCTACAAAGCGACTATCGAACAGCTAAAGTTCGGGTTTGACAACTCAAAGCAGATGCTAGCTGTGAAGAAGGCCAAAGAGAAAGCCGCAGCGTTCTCTCTAGAGTCAATGATGCAAACGGCGGGATTCCAGAAGGCGTTGGCTGAAGGAGAGGGTGAGGTTTTACTGGCGGACATGAGCCGGTGGCTAACCGCTCACACTGCGACAGGTGATGAGCTGATTCTCGATATCAAGACTGCCTTGGATACTTTGATCAAAGAAACGCCCTGGACAGGTAAGCCGGCGCGTGTTCCCACCGGGGTGCTTCCCATCGATGAGTGGTCTTACGGAGGGCTACGCCCCGGTCAGCTTGGGATAGTGATAGCTCCTACAGGCGGTGGTAAGTCAGCCTGCCTGTTGAACATCGCCTACAACGTCGCCATGACGGAGGGGCGACAGGTGCTCATGCTCACCAACGAGTTGAGCCGGGACGAACAGAGCGAACGCTTCCTAGCTCGCATGCACGGTGATGAGGACGGTAAATTCGTACCCCTACAGATCATTCAGGATGATCCGGTGGAAGCGTACCGTGGACTCGACATCAAGTGGCAGCACGGGCTTCATAAGAGGCTCATGCTGGGTTCTATCGATCTGAACACGACCGCAGAGAACATTGAAGCCTCAATGGTCAAACTGCGGGCTGAGTATGGGTTCGAGCCTGAGTTGATCGTGATTGACTACATGGAGAAGATGGCACCGTCCCGTCAAGTCAAGATTGAGAAGGAATGGATCTATCTTCAGGAGATCGCCAAGGAATTGATTCGTTTGGGTGTTCGGAGGCGTGCCAATATCTGGACAGCAGTGCAGACGAATCGAAGTGGCATGAATCGCAAGATTGAGCAGAGTATGGAGTTCGTACAAGGCTCTATCCGTCATCTTCAGGCAGCCGACTGTGTAGTGTCATGCCGGAAGGTATTTGTTAACCTAGACGTGGATGGAAATGAGCAAGTCGAATGTTTGGAGTTCGCTGAGCACAAGCAACGGTCATCCAAGATGGAAGATCGTAAGATGCTCGTCCGTACCAACTTGGAGCAAATGCTTATCACCAATCAACAGATCATACCTCAAGATGAGGAATCTGTTGAGGATGAGGATGAGCGTGAAGAGGGACAGCAGGAACGGAAGGCTGAATCAGCTAAGAAGCGTGGCGGTAAAGCAGTACTCAGTCCTAGGGAGGCAAGCAAGTGAAGTGGGTAAAATGTCGTAACCCTAAGTTGTGGATTTGTGACAACTGTAATGTTTGTGGTGGTTGTCTTTTATGTGACTCTAAGGTGATGTACCACAAAGGTGAAGAATCTCTATGTGTCAATTGTTTTTCTCATAAGGATGATAAGAAATGAGAACTAAGATCCGACAGCGAAACTTCTACGACTGGCCTATGGAGGTACAGAAGGCACTGTGGAAGCTGTCCCTCAATGATGGTAGTGGGATACGTGACGCATTGCGCGACATCAGAGAAGTTGATACGGACCATAAGTCATTTGTCTTGTTTGAAACCTATACCTCGGGAGATTGGTACGATGACGATATCCCGGTAGCCTGGGGCCTTGTTGTATGGGATGGTCGGGATAGCTGGGATCTGATGTTGTACACTCGTAGAAATCGGCGACATTTGGGATACGGGCGTCGGGTGTATGAGAGAGCTATAGATTGGCTAGATGACGAAGACTATTGCACCTTCCCGGATGGATACAACAACGGGTTCTTTGATAAGGTAGACATGAGGTAGACCATGGCGCTCTATAGCCAAAAGGCAATTCTAGATTGGTTCCATCGCACCCTAGGTGTGGACTCACAGCCCGCCAAGGACGAGGTGATGACCGCATGCCCTGAGTGCGGCGGTAATCGATTCTACTTCAACACTAGGAAGCTGATTGGTATCTGCCACAAGGCTTCTTGCGGGTATACGCCCTCATTAGAGGATCTGATCGACATAGTGGGCTTCAGTCCGAACATGGATGGGGCGTTTGAGCGGGAAGAGGAGGTAGAGGTACTACCTGACTTGGTATTGCCCGGGTGGCCGATAGCACTCAGGGTGAACGGTGAGTTGATGACCACTAACGCATTCGCTTTGCGCTACCTGCGAGACAGGGGCCTCACGGATGACATCGTATTGAATTGGGGGATAACCTCCGATGGGGAGAGGATATATGTGCCGATTGTGGATAGTGGTGTTTTGGTCAACTTTAATAGCCGCGCTTTGCCTAACGTTTCTGGTCCTAAGTATCTCTACAGCAAGGGTCGCCCAACTGGAAAGTATATCCTTGGATGGGCAGAGTCTCGACTCTGGGACAGACTCAGCATTGTGGAGAATACCTTTGTGTCTCTCTGGCTTCGATCTGATCTGCGATGTTCAACGACTTTCGGGTCAAATATCAGTAACATGCAGGCCGATCTCATTAAGGACGCCGGAGTTCGATCCGTTGCCCTGCTATGGGATGAGAACGCCGAACAATCAGCCGAACGAGGCATACGCAAGCTACATGATAGAGGTATCCCTGCCGCTTACTGGTCAATCCTCGGGCAGCCTGATGACTACCCCAAAGACGTTGTAGCAGACTGGGCTAACCGGATTCACATCGCAGCTACACTAGGTGAGCCCTACGTAGACTTGAAAGGAGAATGTCGTGAAGCAAGAGAATCTCAGGCGATTTAAGACGGCTGCCACCATCATTAAGATGTTGCTCAGTGATGATCCCGGGCCTAATGCTAGACCGGCAGGTGAAGCTTTCTTGAGTTGGGTAGAAGACGGTTGTCCGTCAGCGCCGCGTAGATGAAGTTCAAACACAAGAATAAGGTGTTTGTGACTGGCCCTTCTGCATCAGGAACCACAGCTTTGACGTGGTTCCTGCATGTAGCGGGGATTGATGGTGGATTCTCTGAAAAAGAGATGCGAGAACTGCAAGACAGTCCCAAGGGCAAAGCTTTGGAAGTCATTATGAGCAAAGGGAGTCGAGAACATATCTCACAGTCCCGCGCTAACGGTTATGATGACTCACCTAAGCTAATTAAAAGACCGTGGAGCGTTACAGCGGATTTGGTGAAGGTTGTCACTTTGTGGGATATACTGGAAGAATTCGATGGTTGGGGACTAGAACATGTAGTGGTTGTTCTTAGGTCATTTGAGGACTTCTACTTGTCCGCTGTTGGACACGAAAACAGACATAGAGGAGGCCCACGGTCTAAATTTGCTGATCGTAAGGAGACTGAGAGATGGGTAGGTATGGGAGCCTTCATCACAATCCAACGTCTTGAAGCGGAAGATATTCCTTATACCGTCGTAGCGGTTCCTCGTGTGATGCAAGACTATGAATACGCTAAACGAAAGCTGCTTCCCCTGATTGGAGATAAAGATAAATTTGATGAAGGATTTAAGGTATTCGATGTAAATCGTCTTCATGTGCTTGACGGAAAACAAGTGCATAATCGATGATGCTTGGAAGAACAGCCATAAGTCCGGGCCTGTACAGGTATATCAAAAAGGTGCTCCCGAAGGGGAGCACCTTGCTTGAGCTTGGCTCGGGAGCTGGAACTGCACATCTAGCTGAATTCTATAAGATGTATTCCGTGGAAGATAAAGAGGAATGGTTGGGTAAGCACAACAGTACGTACATTCATGCGCCTTTGGTTCGCATCTCAGACCCTTTGTTCCCGGACATGAAATCATGGTATGACCCGGAAGTTCTGAAGCGTAAACTACCTAAGAAGTATGACGCTCTACTAATAGATGGGCCGCGTGGACATCGTGGAGGGGTAATAACCCACTGGGATCTATTTCTACCGGATGTACCTATCTTCATAGATGATGTACAAGCTCCTGTGGAGTGGAAAGTTGCTCGTGTTTTAGCTAAACAACTTAAACAAAAAGAACTTCTTGTTCACGACGTACACGCAAGTAAGTGTTGGGTGGCTCTAAACGTGCCAGTCACGCGCCCTACGTAAGAAAGGAAAACGGAATGCCGGTTTATCTATACGAATGCACCAAATGTGAGCGTAAGCTTGAGGTGACACAGAATATCAAGGATAAGGTACTCAAGCACAAGCGACACATCAAACGAGATTACCGGGAAAAGCGTTGTAATGGTACGCTGAAGCGGCTGATTGCTGGCTCTGTATCTGTTGCTTGGAAAGGTGGGGCTCCGACCTCTAAGACATATGTCTGATATCGATTGTCGTAATGGAAACTTGAAGTGCCGGCTAGGTGGCATGTGCAGTAGTGTGCAGATTAGCGGGCAGCCTGCATTCAACGTCTATAATTCACAGCAAGCCGAGAAGCGCTCCTGTCAGCCAGTGGCGATGTTGGGGCCGGGTCAGTATGATCTGATGATCATCGGTGATCGCCCGTATGTCGAGGATGACGGGCGTGACGTACCCTTTCAGGATCCCGCCTCTCAGATGGTGATGGATTTCATCAAGAAGGCCGGCATCGACCTGACCCGCACGTATATGACCAAGATGATCAAGTGCAAACCTAAGGCACGCCGCAAGCCTACGGTACAGGAGATCAACACCTGCCGGGATGAGTATCTCCGCAAGGAGATCGAACTGATCCGGCCTAAGGTAGTGATGCTGGTTGGGGCTGAGGCACTCAGGGCATTCAACCTGAACGGCAAGGGCTCGATCAACAACATCCGAGGCAAGGTGTTCGAGGAGAAGTTTGCTAACTGGGAGGATGGCCCCACCTTTAAGGTCGTACCCACCCTCAACCCAGCCACCTTCTACTACAAGCCCAACGAGAAGCTACGCAACCGAGTAGCACATGACTACCTCGTGGCACAGATGCTGGTGGAGGGCAAGGAACCTACCGACCACTTCACGCCTGAGGGATGGCATCTAGTGGACGATGAGGCTAAGCTGGGGTGGCTGACCGAACAGATTGAACAGAGTACATTGATCGGGTTTGATACCGAGTCCTGTGGTCTAGGCTTCATGGGTACAGAGATGCTGTGCCTTCAGATTGCATGGGGCTGGGACGATGTGGCTGTGATACCAATAGCGAAGCACGACCCAGACGCCCCTAAAGAACAGATCTTTCATACGCAGCCAGCCTTTGGGTTACAGAACCCTGAGCTGATGCGTGACTTCGTGAACCGCATCTTCCAGAACCCTGCCATCAGCAAGGCAGCACACAACTTCAAGTATGATGAGAACGTGCTCCGATGGGAGTATGGTACTATCATGGAGGGCTTCCGCATCGACACGATGGTGATGAAGCACCTGATGGATGAGAATCCTCCCTCTACTCTAGAGTTCCTGTGTGACTTGGAGTTCACGTGGGGTGACTACTCATCCAAGCGTCGAACTATCACAGGGCAGGGTAAGAAGCTGAAGGCTACCTTCGACAAGGTACCGGACGACATCCTCTGGCCTTACGGTGCCACGGATGCGCTGGGTACCTATCGGCTGGCCTGCGTCTACTCCGAGCGTCTCCAGAAGAAGCACCCCAACCTGTGGCAGTACTATCTGGAGGAGTCGGAGCCTCTGATCAAGGCGCTCGCCAAGGCTGAGTACAAGGGAGCACTCATGGACATGGACGTTCATGCCTCCCTGCTGAGTGAGTACGAGCAAGAGCAGAAGGATCTGCTTGTCGATATGAGGAAGGTGTTGTGGCCTGACTTCAGTCCTACGTCTAACCCCCAGGTGCTCAAGGCATTCCTGAACCTTGGGGTGAAGAACGTGGACTTGGAGGATGATCAGGCCAGCTCTGGGTACAGTGCGAACAAGAAGAAGCTTACCGAGCTGGTGGATAAGGGTGGTGTCCCGGGGGATATAGCCAAGCAGATCATGACCTATCGCAATCGAACCAAGATGATCTCCACCTACCTGACCAATGCTGCGAATGACCTTGACAAGGATGGTAGGGTGCGGTACTCTTGGTTCCAGGCAGGCCCAGTCACAGGACGACTGAGTTGCCGGTTCTTCCATCAGATACCCAAGGTTGATGAGGATAGATTCAAAGCAGGTAAGCCCGTCATGCGGGACCTGTTCATTGCACCGGAGGGATACCGCTATGTTTACGGGGACTTCTCGCAAGTCGAGCTACGTATCCTGGCAATACTGGCACAGGACAAAGAGATGCTTGCTATCCTATCTGGAGGAGGGGATTTGCACCAAGCAACAGCTTTCGAGTTCCTCTCTTCCGTATGGCCGGGTCTCAAAGAGGGAGACATCAACAAGTTCAATCGTACCGAGGTTGGTAAACGGGTCAATTTCGGTCTGGCATATGGGTCGGAGGGACATGCCCTCGTCAAAACGGGGAAATGGATGGATGCTAAAGGGAACGAGCGCAATTTCACTTGGAACATGCTTAACAAGGGCATGGATAGATGGAAGAAGCGATTCGTTGGGGTCGGCCAGTTTATTGACCTCATGCCTGATGTGGTGCGTGGCTACGGTGGCACGGCTACGAATGTGTTTGGTCGGGAGAGGCACTTCGGTCCCCTGCTCGTACACCAGAGTGACTATGAGAGAGGCAAAGCCGAGCGGGAGTGCGTAAACTTCTTCATTCAGAGTGTTGCGGCGAGCCTCACGAACCGAACGATCATCTCAATAGATAGACTGCTAGAGAAGCACAACATTGGAGACGACAGCATATGTCTGGTCAACACAGTGCATGACTCCGTAGCCTACGAGGTGAAGGATAATTACGTGGAGTGGTTCCAGGCAGCACTAAAGGCCGTGGCCCTTCAGCCCTGGCCTCAGCTATTCAACAACCAGTTCAGGATGGACGTTGCTGACGGTCAGTCTTGGACGGAAGCGGAGATGGCAGCATGAGTCACACACTTAGTTCAATACTAGAGAGCGTAGGCACCGAGATGATTGAGGAGATCTGCGCGAAGGGTAACCTTAACCCTGAGGACTACAAGATCAAAGTGATCATCGCAAAGAAGGGGATCTCCCAACCCATTGACTTCAGGGTAGGTCTAAATGATGGCGAATGGATCATATGATTACCTATTGGGTGTTAGCCCTAGTGGTGAACAGCGTCTGGGTTAACCTTGAGGTGTACTCAACTAAGTTTGAATGTGAGCTTGCTTCTGAACAGATAGAGTTGCAGCTCATCGAGAAGACAGGTGAGAGTGAGTGGTGGAAGTGTACCGAAACCGATATGACAAGGACAAAGATCTATGAATGGTAAATGGGACGATAGATTCATGGAGCTAGCTCGACACGTCGCTCAGTGGTCTAAGGATCCGAGCACTAAGTGTGGCGCTGTGATTACGGACGATAAGTTCATCGTCAGTGTAGGTTTCAATGGCTTTGCTCAGTTCACGGACGACAGCATTGAACGTTACGAGGATCGAGACTACAAGTATGAGAACGTGATCCATGACGCAGAGAACGCTATCCTCTCAGCACATAAGGATCTGATAGGCACGACGATCTATTCGAGCTGCACAGTTTGTACAAGGTGTGTTGCCAGAGTAATTCAGTCTGGTATCATGCGGGTGGTGATCCCTTGCAAAGCGGAAGATCCCTTTTCCTACCGCACTGACTGGGACAAGTCATACGAGGATGCGAGGGTTCAACTTGAGCATGCTAACGTGGAGCTAGAGGTGCTGGAGTGGACAGGCTTCTCACCCTACGAGTTGATGGGACCTAAGCATCCGGAAAGGATACGTACAGGCATCTAATGTGCAAGAGGTACGCCACGTGCGAGAAAGGGAAATGAGATGAAGACAATCTACGTAGACCGACTTCGGTATGTACGTCCTACCGATGGTTTTCCTCCGGGCACTGCCTGGGAGAATACCGGCGAGGCTGAGCCGGAAGGACGATGGGAGTGGGTGCCTGAGCCTGAGACATTCGACTTGGAGGATGACTTCGGTATCGATGAAGGCAACCTTGAGCGAGAGCTGTGTCGCATGGGTCAGATCCTTGTGCGCTATGGTACTATAGCCGGGGAGCTTCAGGCTAACCTAAAGCGGAAGGAGGAACACGCTAAGTTTATCCAAGCTAGAGTGGCCGGTGCGCTACGCTCTGAGTATGAGAAGCTAGGCACCCGTGCAACAGAGGGTAAGCTGTCAGAGGAGGTGATTGCCAACGACCAGTACCAGCAGTCACTTTCAGCGCTCCATCTGCTGCGCGCTGAGTCTATCTCCGCTGATCATTGGTTCCGGTCAGCTATGAAGAAGGCCGAGATGCTCAACGCGCTGGCCTTCAGACAGAACGCTGAGTTGCGACGCGCTTACGGTTCGGCTTGAACAATTCCAAATACGGTATTATTAGATAGAAGCAGGCAACTATGACCCTAGGGTCGAGCCAAATTACAACAAAGGAGTAATGAAATGGGATTCTACGAAAGAAATGAAGAAGCTATGGCAACTGAGCAGGCTGCCGTGGAGAAGCAAGCGTCTGAATGGGGCAACAACGCTGACATGTGCTACCTTCTGGCCGGCTCGACATTGCTCCGGCTCCTCCCGGCATACAGTGAGCGCGGTATGTTCTTCCGCAAGATCATCCGACATCGCACGCGCACGGCAAGTGGCACGGTCATTGTAGCGTGCCCCGCTTCGCAAGATCTCCCTTGTGGTCTTTGTGAGAAGGCACAGGAGCTGAAGGACACTGGCGATCCGATCAAGATGAAGTTCGCCAAGGATAATCTGAAGCCTCAGGTGAAGTACCTGTATAACGTCGTTGTCTATGCTGCTCCCGCTGATGGTCAGGGTAAGAGCAAGGAGTTCGGCAAGGTCTACGTGATGGAAGGTGGCATCATGGTTCACCGTCAGATCATCAGTCTGGATACCGATGCAATGTTGGGTTGGGCTGACATCACTAACCTGAACACGGGCGTCAACATCTCGATCAAACGGACGGGTTCCAACCTCGACACCAAGTACGAAGTCCTGCCCACGAGCGCTGGCCGCACCGATCTGATCGCTGATCTCCAGGCACGAGGCTTCGATCCCAACCAGCTAGGTGAGCAGGTTGTCAACCTCGATGAACTCTACCCGGCTCCGCCGGAGGAGAAGATCGCCGAGATCCTGGCTGGCCTTCAGGTAGGTAGCACCCCCTCGGTGCAGCCTGGGGCTGCGTTCCCCGCCTTGCAGCCTGTCCCTGTTCAGGCAGCTCCTCAGGTGCCTGCTCCTGCGGCTCCGGCAAACCCTGCCTCTCCTGCGATTCCGGTAGCGCCTGCGCCTACTGGGGGACCGGCACAACCTGATCCGGGGGTGGTGCAGCAGCCCACGGCTCAGGCTCTGGTTCAGCCTACTCCGACGGCGTCTGCGGCCCAGCCTGTCCAGACTGGAACTCCCACTCCAGTGGCTGCGGTCGCAGCGCCTGTCATTCCTGAGCCTCCGAAGGCTGAGTAGTGACACACCTCACGGACAAACAGTGGGCTAACCTCATTGATTTCTATGATAAAAATCATAGCATGATAGAGTGTGCTAAGATATGGAAGGTGACTCACGCAACCATCTCCCTAAAGTTCAAGCGCATGGGGAAGAAAGCACGCCCTCGGTTTGTCCCGTGTAGACCGTCCAAGCAGGACAATCTACCTGACTACCACTACATGAAGAACGGGGATCCTTCTCAGCTTACCGTTGAGGAGGATCCCGCCCCTCAAGACGTGCAAGAGGTACGCCCTTCACGTAAAAGGAAAATCGTATCGCTATGAACAAAGACATCGCGAAGATCTTTAACCTGTTGAAGAAGGATGAGGACATCGCCGACTCCTTGTTCGCAGGCGACGACATCCACATGAAGTCCATCGCTCCCTACGGTATCCCCTCGGGGCTACCTATGTTGGATTTGTACCTTGGATATAAGGGAGGACTCCCGGCCAGCAAGATCGTAGAGTACTACGGTGCTCCGATGACTGGCAAGACTACGGCAGCCTTGCAAGCTGGGGCTGAGTGGCAGCAGCGTGGTGGGTTGGTGTTCTTCCATGACACAGAAGAGAGTTTCTCTCCCCGTCGAGCGATGGAGGTCGGCTTGAACCCCAAGGAGGTGATCAAGCACGAGCCCGAGACAATGGAAGAAACGTTTGAGTACATGATCAAAGACATGGATGCGTTGGAGGAGACGGGCTACGACAAGCCTGTCCTATTCATTGTGGACTCTGTTACTGGCGTGCCCACTCAGGCTGATGCCGACGGGGACATTAGCTCTAACGAACGCCCGGGGTTCGAGGCTAAGCAGATCAAGCGGGGCATCAAGAAGGTGAACCCCAAGCTAGGCAACATGAAGAGTAAGCCTACGATCATCTTCATCAACCACATCATCTCCACGTTCAACACCTACGGCAAGCAGTCCGCCTCGGGTGGCGGTAAGGGCATCAAGTTCTACGCTGCTGTCCGGGTGGAGTTCAAGCACTCCGGTCAGCTCAAGGATGGTGAGCGTAGGACAGGACAGAAGATCGCGATTGAGATCGAGAAGCTAAAGGGTGGACACCTTGAGTACCCTAAGTTCTTCGCCAACTTGACCAATGCGTGTGGGTTTGACAAGGCAGAGGGTCTTTACAAAGTCATGCTCGCTACTGGCTACGCTCACTCGCCGGGCAAGAAACAGACGACCACGATCTTGACGGGCACCGATGCCGAGGAGGAGTTCAAGAACAAGAACTTCAATGAATGGGTACAGAGCAAGGGTGGGTACGAGAAGGTGTATGCTGCATGGCGTAAGCATGCTACGGCTGCGGGGACGCTGATCCCCTGGGGAACGGGGGAGACAGTGTGAGTGACTACGAAGTAGTCCTGTGTGTCTATGCTATACTAGGGGCAATGTTCACCATCAACGAGCACAATCGATACGAGTTTGACTTCACTGACCTACCCGTGTTCTCTGTTGTCTTGAACATCATGCAGCAGCTCATCCACTACACCAGATACATGTTGACGTGGCCTCTGTACGTGATGGAAGACATAGTAGTCTTTGTAGACAACCTACACTATGAAGATGGAGAGGACGATGGAAACGAAGAAGAGTAGTAAGTACAAGATCAAAGGGGAGGAGACAGAGGTGACCATCTTTACCGTGAGCCCCAGTGGGCTGGCTACCTGTCTCCCTTATGATGATCCCTTTTCTGGCGACATCTACACTGTGCCTCTTGATAACCTAGAGAAGATTGAAGATGAAGAGTAAGCGTCTACTGTTCAGCGATCTACACCTACACACGTGGACCTACGGTGCCACGGTGAATGCCGATGGGTTCAACTCACGATTAGCGGGCCAAGCAAAGGCTCTGGATAACATGCTGGGGTATGCACTGGAGGCTGAGGTTGAGTACGCTTACTTCCTAGGTGACCTGTTCCACACCCACGGGAGGGTACCAACGCAGGCCCTTCAGGTGGCGGCGATGTTCTTCAAGGATCTCCGAGACAATGGCATCAAGATCCGTGCGATGTATGGCAACCATGATATGGACGACAAGCACGGTAACATCCATGCCCTGAGCTGGCTCGACTACGATGAGCTGCTGGGTGAGTGGCTGGAGGACGACGGACTACTGGTGCAGGCCCTGCCTTACACGGAAGACGAGGACACGCTCAAGCGTTTCCTGGGGGACGCCAGTGAAGGGGCCATGTTGCTCCTTCACCAGGGGGTAGCTGGCGTTCCTCTGTCTTCAGGCTACGTGCTGGACGAGAAGCTCACGCCTGATCTGATCCCTGACTACTGCACTGCATTCACTGGGCACTACCACTTCCACAAGCGGGTGTCCGATAACCTCACGGTGGTAGGTAACCTGACTCCACTCAACTGGTCTGACATTGATCAGACTAAGGGCTTCGTGCTCTTGGATGATGATCTAGTGCCGACACAGATCCCGCAGGAGGATGCGCCTAACTTCAGGTCATGGAGTGAGGACATCGCCAAGCACAGTGACCTTGCCAATGTGGAGGACTCCTTCATACGCTATACAGATGAGGTGAAGCAGTCGGATCAGGAGGGGATCCGGAAAGCTTTGATCAAAGAGGGAGCACTGACTGTGGAGTTCCCCAAGGTAGAGATAGAGGTGGGGGCCAGCGCTATCCGCACAGGTGAGGAGATCACGGTGGAGCATTTGGTCAAGACCTTTGAGACTGAGGACATGGAGCCTCGCCGGCTAGAGGTGGGCTTGGAGGTGAGAGAGGAACGGTATGAAGCTCCTAAAGTTTGAGGCAAAGAACATCTTCTCTTTGGGTCACATCTCTGTCAGCTTGAGAGACAGAGGCTTGACCTTAGTGACCGGCTACTCTGAGGACGAGGGCTCTAGCAATGGCGCTGGCAAGTCTAGCCTAGCCAACAAGGGCATCCTCTGGTGCCTCTACGGGGAGACAGCGGGCGGTCTGAGGGCAGACGCTGTACTCAACAGGCACGGCAAGCGTAAGGGTAGCGCCTGTATGACGTTCGAGGGCGTAGACGGTGACGAGTACCGGGTGACCAGAGAACGCCCGGCACAGCTCATCCTAGAGCGTGAAGGTAAGGACGTGTCCGCTAAGCTAGCCAAGGACACACAGGTCATGATCGACCGGGCGCTTGGCATTGACTTCAAGACCTTTGTTCAGACAAGCTTCTTCGGACAGGGCAGGAACCTGTCCTACCCTAGCCTCACCCCCAAGGAACAGAAGGCTGTCCTTGAACAAATCCTCCCGATGGAGGAGGTAGACAAGTGGGCTACCTATGCTGACGCTAAGTTCAAAGTAGTGAGTAAGCTGGTGGAGGAGGCTAAGAATGATGAGAGCCACGCGAACGTAGGCATCAACATCCTGACCACCCGACTCACCGCTGCGATTACTCAGGCTCAGGCATTCCATGCTGACACGGCTGGGTTGATCCAGAGTATTGAACGAAGGATGGAGAACATTGGTGAAGAGTTCGAGGATGAACGCCTCAAGCTAGAGATCCTTCAGAAGCAGATCGAGAAGGTGAACCCAGACGACATCAACTTGAAGCTCAAGCAGATGCTGGAGGTGAGTGCCCACCTCGTAGACAAAGTCATCCCGGCAGCAGAGGAGACGCTCTACACCGCTCGAAGTTCTCAGTCACAGTGGCAAACACGGTACGAGTACTTGTCCAAGGAGTACGAGACCTTGGAGAGTGCCACCGCATGCCCTACGTGCCTCCGACCGTTCGAGGACACCGATGGAGTAAAGCAGAGGATCCAGCATACGAATACCCTGATCGAGGAGGCAAAGAACAACCTCCTACTCTGTGGTGATGCTATCAAGCACTACCACAAGGCACTCTCTGACGCCCAGCGAGACGCTGAAACTTCTCGTGAGGCTGTAATGAATCTGTCTCAAGTACTAAGCAGCCATGAGATGGCAAAGGCAGAGACAGCTCACCTGACTGAGCGTATCGCTAACGCTACGAAGATGCTGGTGCGTGAGAAGGAGGCCGCTCAGAATAGAGTGAACCCTTACGACTCTACTCGTGCCGAGATTGAGCACGAGCTGACCATAGCAGAGATGGAGAAACTGAATGCTAGCACCAAGGTGGGCAGCCTACTGGGTGAGTACGAGCACCTTGACTACTGGCGGGGTGTCTACAGCAAGGAGCTGAAGCTCAAGCTGTTCGAGGATGCCTGCCCCTTCCTCGATGCCCGCACGGCATACCACATGGCTAACCTAAGGAACGAACAGATCCATGTGGAGTTCACTACAATCAGACGGCTTGCCACGGGTAAGGTGAAGGAGGAGTTCAATGTCAACGTTTGGTCAGAGACTGGCGGCACCGGGTTCGATAGTCTATCGGGCGGTGAACAGCAGATGGTATCGTTCGCTTGTGGACTCGCTCTTGCTGATCTATCTAGCAGCATTAGCAGTGGAGCTTCTGGCTTTCTCATTCTCGATGAGCCTTTCAGCGAACTGGACGGACGTAACAGCGAGGCTATTGTTGATTACCTTACTGGGTCACTGGGCAGTGGTAAAAGCACCGTCTTCCTGATCTCAAATGAAGAGACCCTCAAGGGTCTTGTCTCTAACAGAATCCACGTAGTAAAATCAAGAGGAGTGTCCAATGTCCAAGAGAATTAGTAAGGATCATACGGAGATGGAGAGCCTAAGTGACAAGATAGCTCTCGCTCACCACTTCGATATCGATGCCAGTCAGCGTATCATCTATCTCATGGGTGTCGAAGACCATCCGGACATGGACTGGCTTGAGCCGGGGATTGAGTATCGCCTTGCGAATCGATTCATCCGGAACATCAACCTGCTCAGTAGTGACAGCCCTGATGAGCCTATCCTTGTCTGCATGAAGTCATGCGGTGGGGATTGGAATGAGGGGATGGCAATCTATGATGCTATCATTGCAGCCCCAGCACCTGTGACTATCTTGAACTACACACACGCACGCTCCATGACAAGCATCATCTTTCAGGCTGCCAACAAGAGAGTCATGATGCCGTATTCTACCTTCATGTTTCATGAGGGGACATGGGAGGACTATGGTACGCTGAAGTCTGTCGGTAGTGCCTGGGACTTCGGCAAGCTTAGTAGCGAGCAGATGTTGGACATCTATGTGGACGTGATGAAGTCATCTCTTCATGGTAAGGCTCGGCACTGGAGTCGGAAGCGTATTCGTGAGTGGTTGGTGACGCAGATGAACAACAAGGAAGAAGTCTACCTGACTGCTGAGGAGGCTGTGAGCTGGGGCTTCGCCGATGAACTCTTCAGTGGCTGGCCCACGTTGTTCGAGTACACTGACGAGGAGATCCTCCGCAAATGAAAACCTTACTACTGTTCGTAGCACTAATCGTGTTCAACCTTGTCTTCTTTGGAGGACGGCACTTCGATAGGGTATGTATAGAAGGGAGAATCTCCGAGGCTCAGGCGGAAGCTATCAACGAGCTGCCCTGGAAGAAGTGCGCGGGGGGTACGTGCGAGGCTGATCTAAATGACAGGGTCATTGCTCGGGAGTGCAGTGAGTTCCTACGCAAGTGGGCCTTGCGGGATGTTCTGTGATCAGGACTCAGTCCGCCAAGGCTAAGGGCCGGCGGCTCCAGAACTATGTACGTGATCTGATCACGAAGCTGTTTGATCTGGAGGAGGGAGACGTAGAGTCATGCTCAATGGGAGCCAGCGGGGTGGACATCAAGATGAGTCCACGTGCCAGACGCGCGCTTCCTATTAGTATAGAATGTAAGAAGACAAAGGCTACACCTAGTAGGGCTGAGCTTGAACAAGCTACCTGTAATGCCTACGGTACTACGATACCCGCTGTAGTCTGGTGCCCACATGGTAAGGGGCACGACAAAAGTATGATTATGTTTGACCTCAATGAATTCCTAGCATGGTACAAGGAGATCACCAGTGGATCTTAAATGTCAATCTTGTGGGGCGACTGTCAACATCGAGAGACGTGGTACTGTTACTAGTAACGACGTGGAGATGCAGCGCATCAAGTGCTTCGTCTGCGGTAAGTGGACACGTCAGGAGATACCCTACGAGAAGGAGCAGGACTTCAAGCGGTCCCCTGAGGATCTGGCTAGGCTGGTGTGTCCTGGCATCGAGACCTACATCATCACCAGTGCCCAGAACAACACGGGCCTAGACAAGAAGTACTGGAAGGGTCTCAACAGACTGGCTGATTACTACGACGCTCAGATCTTTGTACTCAAGCAGCGCTACATGAATCCCTCTGACTCTGATAAGGGTAAAGAAACGTGGTGGCCTAAAGAAGTGCTGCCCTTCATGATGGAGAACGAGCTTCACCTACCCTATGGCGTGCGGATCATGGGCAACGTGTGCATCACAGCCACGGCAGTCAACCCGCTAACCGGGTTCGAGTCAGTGACTCAGGGTGACAGCGCTATCTTCGGACACTCACAGATCCAACAGAAGACGGTTGCCACACCACAGAACAAGCTGCCTAAGATCCTCACCACCACTGGCTCCACCTCACTCAAGAACTATTCCAACAAGCCGACTGGTATCAAGGGTGACTTCCACCACAGCCTGGGTGCTGTGATCGTGGAGCTGGATCATGACCTACAGATTGCGCACATCCGTGTGGTGACAGGCGATGAGAACAGTGAGTTCTACGACCTGAACCTGCACGTCACTCACCGTAGGGTGAAGGTTATCAAATCCCTCCCTGCTATCGTAACGGGTGACGAGCATCACAAGTTCATTAGTGATGAGGTAGCGGAAGCCACGTACATACACTCGGACTCCATTGTTCAGGTGTGCCGCCCCAAGTATGGGGTGCGCCATGACATCGTGGACTCATACACTATCAGTCATCACCACAGGCAAAACCCCAGCATCAGGTACGCCAAAGCAGTCAGAGATGACGATAGTCTGGAAGATGAGATGTGGATTTCGATCAACTTCCTGAAAGATACCACGCCTGATTTCATGACCAATGTGATCGTGCCTTCCAACCATCACAACCACATCAAGCGGTGGTTGGAGGAGACAGAGTGGCGTCACGATATGGTCAACGCCAGGATCTATCATGAGATGTGGGTGGCATGGCTCCACGCTGTCGATGAAGCCAAAGACTTCCACCCCTTCAACTGGTGGATGAAGCAGCACGACACAACGAACACCCTCTGGCTGACCGACGACTACCCCTTCATCGTGGAAGGTATTTACCTGGGCTACCACGGTGACCGTGGTCCGAACGGTGCCCGGGGTAGCATCAAGAACATGAGTAAGATCGGAGCGAAGACTGTCATCGGGCATACACATAGCCCGGGAATCGAGAAGGGATGCTATCAGGTTGGTACCTCAACCCTACTTAGTCTAGAGTATACCTCTGGCCCTTCTTCCTGGCACAACACACACTGTCTTGTGCATCCCAACGGCAAGCGTCAGCTTGTGAACATCGTTGATGGCGAATGGAGGAAACAAAGATGAAAAGATTCCTACGTTGGTTAGAGAAGCGAGGCAGTTTCAGAATGATCGACCGAGAGAAGGAAGACTATATCGGTCGGTACAACATGTTTAAGATCTTCGGGTACGCTGTCTTTCTTCATCAGTTCTGGGCGAGTGACATTGATGAGTGCCATGATCATCCTTGGTGGAATGGTTCAATCATTCTCAGGGGAGGATACCTAGAGCACTTCTACGATGGCACTGTGCGTAAGCGTCGGCCTGGACACATCACTCTACGTGCTGCCAAGACAGCTCACCGCCTTGAGATTGATCCGAAGAAGAAGGGGAAGGTATGGACTCTCTTCTTCCACGGCACACGCAATCGACGGTGGGGCTTCTATACAAAGGACGGGTGGGTGGATGCTGCTGAGTACGACAAGGAGCCTGTGGCTGTGCAGGGTAGAGACTACAATATCGTTGGATGGTTATTTCCTAGGGTGGTATACATAATATGAGAACTGGACTGTCGTACAATGACGTGTGCTTGGTACCCAAGTACAACAACATCATCAGCCGCAGTGAACCTGACTTGGGGTCATGGTTGAGTAAAGACTACCACATGATGATCCCCATCGTGGCTGCCAACATGGATAGTGTCATCGGTCCTAAGCTAGCCGAGGTGATGCACAACTTTGGCAGTCCTCCTATCTTCCATCGGTTCTACAAGGACACCACGGAGTTGATTGACTTGGTAGACAAGTACCGTGGCCGGTGCTTCATGTCATGGGGTGTCAAAGGTATTGATCATCTAAAGAGTATGGTGGAGGACAATGACCTACGACCCATTGGTATCTGCGTAGACATTGCACATGGTCACTCACTCACGGTGTGTCATACCATCGAGAAGATCCGTGAGTGGAAGGGTGACTATGAGATCATCGCAGGTAACGTCTGCACTGCTCAAGCTTACCATGATCTATGTAACGCTGGGGCTACAGCAGTTAAGGTGGGGATAGGGCCGGGCTCTGTCTGTACCACCCGGGACGTGACAGGCTTTGGGGTGCCTCAGTTGACAGCCCTCCAAGACTGTGCTAAAGTAGCACTATCAATGAAGATTCCTATGATCGCAGATGGTGGTATCAAGAGCAGCCGAGAGATCGTGCTGGCCCTGGCAGCAGGAGCTAGCAGTGTCATGGTTGGAGGGCTCCTCGCTGCTACCAAGGAGGCAGCAGGCCAGGGCGTGTACCGTGGACAGGCTAGCCACTCGTTTCAAGAGAGCTTCTACGGTGGTGTCAAGGAGGGCACCGTGCCTGAAGGGACAGTGATTGGATGTAATGTGCTGTCCAGTGCTAAGATGGTACTTGATAATCTGCTCGGAGGCATCAGGTCAGGGATGACCTACGGTGGAGCGATCAACATCAAGGAGCTTCAGCGTAAGGCTGAGTTCATGAGGGTAACGGAGGACTACCGATGAAATCTATCTATCTGATTGGCTCACTGAGGAATAAGATGATTCCTACAGTAGCTAATAGTCTAGAGAATCTAGGCTTCGATGTGTTTGATGACTGGTTCTCTCCTGGGCCTGAAGCAGATGATTGGTGGCGCACATACGAGAACAGTCGAGGCCGCACCTACGGTGACGCCTTGAAGGGCCATGCAGCCACGCACATCTACGAGTTCGACAAGCACCACATTGATCGCTGTGACATAGCTGTCCTATCGATGCCTGCTGGTAAGTCAGGACACCTAGAGCTGGGCTACATGCTGGGTCAAGGTAAGCCAGGGTTCATTGTCTTTGATGAAGAGCCGGAGCGTTGGGATGTGATGTATAAGTTTGCCACCGGCATCTTCTTTAAGCCGGAGGATCTACATGATGAGCTGCGGAAGCCGGAGTACCACGATGCAGGTACTTGACCACGGCTACGCTAACCTCTATGATTCGATGGGAGATGATCTACGCATCGTCAACATGGCACGCCAATCCTTTGGTATCGAAGCAGTCAAGGTGGGTCCGAAGGAGGCGGGACTCATCAAGTTCCTCATGAGGGAGAGGCACGGCACCCCGTTCGAGGGGGTGGTCTTCCACTTCAACATCAAGTGTCCTATCTTCGTGGCTCGGGAGTGGATGCGCCACCGGATCGGCAGCTTCAATGAGTACTCGGGACGCTACACTGAGATGATGTCAGAGTTCTACTTCCCTGAGCGGGAGCAGGTACGGACACAGACAGGGAAGGTGGGAGCCTACAAGTTTGAGCCGCTGCCCAAGCTAGAGGCAGATATTGCCAAGGCTACCATCGCACTGCACAGTAAGCAGTCTTGGATGGAGTATCAAGGTCTACTCGACAAGGGTGTGGCGAAGGAAGTAGCTCGCTTTGTACTCCCGGTCAACATCTACACTCAGTTCTCATGGGTAGTGAACCTTCGCTCTTTGTTTAACTTCATCTCCCTCCGCAGCCATTTCACTGCCATGTGGGAGATCCGACAGTACTCACAGGTATTGGAGACTCATGTCAAGTCCGTAGTTCCAGTGGCATGGGAGGCTTTCGAGGCCAGCGGAAGGATCGTACCTTGACGGACGTAAACAAAAACGAAACGGTATTATTACCATAGACCAGGGAGGTTACATCATGTTCAAGTATATTCTCATTGCGGTAGCGGCGGTGCTCATGTCGGGCACGGCCTTCGCTGGACACAACCAGGGCCAGGGCCAGGACGAGTGCGAAGGAGCTGCCTGCAACACAGGCCAGGACAGCTACGCTTCGACTGGCATGCGAGTCTTGGCAGGACACGGGCAGCATCCCGCTTCCTCTCCTGGCACGCTCATCCTGGGCACCTGTCAGGCTGGTGTGTCGGCTAACAGTCAGATGGGTGGCGGCTCACTCGGTGGTCCGGACGAGGTCTGCCTGCTCTTCACGCTCGCTCAGATGCACGCTGGCCTGGGTAACTTCCCGGCTGCGGCAGATGCTCTCAAGCGGGCTGATGATACCCTTCGGTGGAGGAACAACGTGGTGCGTCGGTTCTTCCAGGCTATCCCCCTGATCGGGCGGATGTTCTAGACTATGGGGCGGGCTTCGGCCCGCCCCACCACTAATTGGGAGGAAACTAAGATGAGTGTACGAGCTGGAGCAAAGATTGCATTCATGGGTGCTGGAGGCACGGGGAAGACCACCGATGCCAAGGTTATCTCAGAGAAGCTGGGCGTCGCTATGATGAAATCAGCTAGCCGTCAGGCATACGAGGCGCTCGATATCACTGAAGAAGACTGCGCCAAGATGAATGACACTGATAAGTGGCAGCTACAAGGGTCGATCTTCGGACTGAAGACCACGCAGGACGATAATACCTACGAGTTCGTGGCTGACCGCACGCTGCTGGATCACTGGGCCTACTGTCTCATGTACTGCGGAGCCTTCCTCCCCAATGAGATGTTCACTGAGTACGAGACCACCGTGCGCAAGCACATGAAGTCAAGCTACACTCACATGTTCTACTTCCCCTGGGGATTCTGGACTGGTGAGACTGACGGGGTGAGGCAGGATCATTCAGCATGGCAGAGCGCTATCGATGCCATCATCACAGGGTACTGCGTCCGGTGGAACCTACCCGTGGTTCAGGTACCGCAGACGGCAGGGATCGAAGCGAGACAAGAGTACATCATCAAGGCTATTCTGGGAGAGGATAAGTAACAATGCCCTTCACACGAGACGGCTTGTGGAAATCACCCACTGAGCAAGACCTAAGTGCTTTCCAAAATACTCTGACTAAGGAGAAGCGTCAGCAAATCAACGCTTCACCTGAACTGATGAGTAAACTGGTGTCTGGACTCGAAGACTCTAGACAGTCTGAGTCCAGCAACATCGACTTCTTCCGCACGGTGAGCCGTCTACAGGGAACAGTGGACATCGTACTCCCTGTCTACGGAGGGCTCCATGTCCTGAAGGACTGCATTGATTCCATCGAGGCACGTACCCACTGGCCCTACAAACTGTACATCGTGGACGATGCGTCTCCGGATCCTGAGGTACTAGAGTACCTTGAGTCTCTCGGGATAGATAAGTGTACCACCATCTACAACCTCAAGAACCGAGGCTTCGCAGCTACGGTGAATCGTGGCGTCGGGCTTGGACATAGTCCCTACATCGTGATCCTTAACTCCGACGTGATCGTCACTGAGGGGTGGTTGACCAAGATCGTCATGGCGATGGAGGCTGACCCTCGCAACGTCATAGTCAACCCGGTGACCAACAACACCGCAATGATCAACGTGAACATGTACCCGGGCCGCAGCTACCTAGACATGGACACAGCGTTCAACCGCATCCGTAACATCAAGTACCCTGAGACCATGCCCACTGGCTTCTGCTTGGCAGTGCGCCGGAGCGTATGGAATGAGTGCGGCCCGTTCGATGAAGCTTACGTCTCTTACGGAGAGGAGACAGACTTCTGGTTCAAGACAACTAGGGCTCGTACTGAGGAGGGTGTACTCAAGGGCTACCGAGCTGTCCTCGCTGACAACTGCTACCTCTTCCACGAGAGAGGCACCAGCTTCAGTCAGCTTGGAGAGGGTGCTCACATCAAGCAGCGTCGAGCGGGTAGTGAGAGATTCAACAAGCTCCACCCTGACTTCGGTGAGTGGCAGAAGGGCTACGACATAGACGGTGCTGTGGGTGGACTGCGCACCAAGATCCCGCCGGCTGCCTTCAATCGGAAGTACAAGGGCAACATCGCATGGCTGGTCAAGAGCGCTGGTCCGTGTGGTGGGATGAACTTCATCACCGACGTGGTGAATAAGCTGATCGAGGAAGGATACGACGCCAAGATCTGCGTCATCACCGCCGAGAATGAGGCAGATGCCGCCAAGCAATTGGTGACATCTCATTTGCACACCGCACCGCTGCTCTTCTCTAATCCGGACACGTTCCTAGATGAGTTTGGAGAGAAGGTCTTCACTGATGGTAAGGTTATCGCCTCCGTAACGGAGCTGAGTAATCTTGCCAAGGCTCTGGACAACCGCTACATTGGGATCCATGGAATGAACCATGTGCAGAGCTGGGACATGGAGCTGGCGGCACAGGTGAAGAGGGACGACCTACTCCCAACAGTCATGGAAGCCTACACCAGCCTACCCAACCTCGTCAGCTCTGAGTGGGTGGCGAAGGAGCTGAAGGATCTCAAGGCTGAGGTGACTGAGGTGATAGTGCCAGGGGTGGATCAGGATCTCTTCCACGTCCGAGAGCGTGAGAAGGGAGACGATAGGTTTACGGTCGGCGTCCTGATGGATTCTATGTACGTGTACAAGGGGTACAAGGAAGGCGTTGAGTTCTGTAAGCAGCTCAAGGCTGCCTTTGATGAGCGCGGAGAAGAAGTCCGTATCATGGCTGTCGCCAGGGACTCCGTACCTGAATGTACCTACGTGATTGGGACGGGCCACCTTAGTCAAAGTGCGATGGCTCTGTTGATGGCGAACGAGCTGGACGTGTTCGTGGACCCGGCACGGGTCCACTCCTACGGGCTGCCTGCACTGGAGGCATTGTTCAGTGGGTGTGCAGCTATCACCTTCGGCAACAGAGGAGAGAAGGAGTACGCTAGCTGGTTCAAGGATCAGCTCTTCACGAGCGACGACATCAGTGAGTGTGTGGCCTGGGTCATGAAGTACGAGAGGCCCGAGGTTCGGAAGGGCTTCACGCTTGAAGAGCACACAGATCTGCGTCGCTCTCAAAAGGTGAAGGAGTTCGTCAAGTGCTTGTTCCCGCCGCCCGAGAAGCAGTTCAAGACTCGGATCGAGGTGGTCACCCCTCACCTGCGCAAGCATGGTGGACCGACTACCAACATCGCACTGGCTAACACACTACAGAACATAGGGCACACCGTGTCCATGAGTATGATCTACACTGACTGGAACCCCGAGGTGTTCAACACCGCTGAGATTCCCCTGCGTACCAAGTGGAAGAAGATGCCCTCGGACGCTAAGGTGATCATCATCAACTCGGACAATCCCTTTGCCAAGCAGATCATGGATGGCAACCCGGGCAGGAAGTACATCATGTACAAGCTGAGCCACAACGAGAGGTTCAAGCAGTCGGAAAACGATAACCTGAATCTCAACTGGGACCACATCATTACCAGTACTCAGTGGCTCAAGGATGCGTGCGTGGCTCCCAAAGAGGGCTGGGACCACGTGGCTTGGCCGGATGAGAAGGTCACGGTGGTGGGTTGGTACCACTACGGACACAACACCTTCGACATGCCGCCGCAGAACCGGACGTATGGGGATGCAAGTTCGGGCTTCCGGATCGGCACATTGATCCATGAGCATCAGCTCAAGGGAACAGAACTGGCGGTGGCTTCCATCGATGGGCTGAAGAAGAAGTGGGAGGGCAGCATGCACGCTATCGGGTTCGGCGAAGCTAGGGCTCGCCTCCCCTGGCACTGGCAGTACCTACGGGCTATCCCTCGACAGGAGATGGCTCACGTCATGGCACAGCTTGACGTATGGTTCGGTGCTAGCTTCACTGAGGGCCTGGGTCGTATGTCTCTGGAAGCAATGAGCGCTGGCGCTGCGGTGATCACGACCGACACCGGGGCTGAGTTCCTGAGGCATGAAGAGAACTGCTTGCTCTACCCGGTGGGTGATGCCCAGGCTGGGGCGAATCTGGTGGACAGGCTGGTGCAGGACAGGGATCTCATGCAGACACTGGTGCTCAATGGGTACGAGACAGCTACGAAGTCAGCCGATTCGAGTAGCTTCAGTCATAAGGTGAACAACGTCATCAGGGAGGCACTCAATGAAGGTTAAACGCGGCATAGCTATCTGTCACTACAACCGTACACAGTATTTGAAAGAGATCGTGGAGGCGGTGCAGAAGACAGCTCCCGCAGAGACACGTGTTGTTATCTGCGATGACGGATCAGATCAACACGCACTCAACATGGATATCGCTAGAATTGCTCAAGAGTGCGGAGTTCTTCTTATACAGGGAGCTAACCTAGGCGTGGCTGCGAATAAGAACCGGGCACTGTGGGCGCTTCAAGATTGCCACTACATCTGCATCCTTGAAGACGACCTGAAGCCTACTCACAAAGGGTGGTTCGAGGCGTATGAAGGTGCTGCAAAGATCTCTGGCATTCATCACTTCTGTAGGGTCCAAGACAAAGAGGTTTCTGAGACGATCAAGTCGTTCTCTGCCTTCATGGGTCAAAACGATTCTCATCCTATCTATGGTCGTTCTCCCAGGGGGGATCTTACTTTCCTTACTTCTAATGTCCTGCATACTGTTGGTGCTTTTAATCCTACGTTCCGTGGGGCTGGTTACGCGCACGGAGAGTGGAGCAACCGAGTCGCACGAGCAGGATTGATCAACCATCCCCTCAAGTGGGTGGACATCAGGAAGGCACGTGACTCGTTCGTTCAAGTGGGAGACACAGAGGGCGGTCGATGGAACGTAGATGAGAAGGAGATCAGGAAGCAGCTACAGCGGAACAAGGTGGTGCTGCGTCAGTTGGAGAAGGAAGACTACACGTACCACGAACTGGTACTAGAATAGGGGAGAGAGATATGAGTTTGCATGACGAGTTGAAAGACATGGCCTATAATGAGGGGAAGCTCACCAAGCTTCAGAAGTCATTCGAGCAGATTGAGGAGGATCTCGACAAGGTTGATAGACCCTTCCTCAAGACTGCCTCTCTGCTGGTTGCTGGTGGGATGCTCTTGACACTGGCGTTCTACGGCGCTATCATCTTTGCGGTTGCCGTTGCCGTCAAGTGGGTCCTCAGCTAGTGGAAGAGGACGAGCCCGTAGTCATCGTGCTAGACAATGGCCTCATCGCTTGGGTTAGCCAAGAGGATGAAGACATTGTTGATTACGGATGGAAGGCTAAGTCTGCCGGGAAAACTTACACCCCGGCATACTACGCCTACTTTTCCTACAAGATAGGTGGGGTGCAGATTGAAACATACCTGCACAACATGATCTGGGAGAGGATGATGGACGTTGACGATGTACCTCGTGGGTTCTTGATCGACCACATCAACAAAGACAAGCTGGACAACAGGCGGTCGAACCTACGGTTAGCTACCCGGTCAGACAACGAGGCTAACAAGGGGAAGCGTCGAGGTAATACTACCAGCAAGTACAAGGGCGTGACTAAGATCAACGACGGTCGGAAGAAGTGCTGGCGTGTGTCGATCACGGTGGAGACCAAGCAGGTTAAGGTGGGTACGTTCTACGATGAGAAGGATGCAGCACGAGCCTACAACGAGGCAGCGCTTGAGCAGTGGGGAGAGTTCGCCTCTCTCAATGACGTGGAGGACAAGGAATGCTTGGACTAGATCTAGAGGCTATAGTGAATCTACTGACACGGCAGACAATGGCGCTTGAGCATATTGCAGACCTACTTGAAGAGATCGCCGTGAAGGAAGGGATTGTGGAGGAGGATGATGGCGGAATCTGAAGAGACACGTAAGCCTCAGGCTATTGTTCAAGGCTCAGCAAAGGATGACCCGAAGCCTAAGGAGGAGGAGAAGACGCTTACCCTGAAGCTGGTGATCCATCCGAACGACATGCTCCGACACCCCACTGTGAACCTGACGGAGGAGCAGATCAAGTCTCCGCTGATCCAAACAGTAGCGGATGAGATGATCCGCCTGATGTATGAGAACAGTGGCATCGGCCTTGCGGCTCAGCAGGCTGGCATCCCCAATAGCATCCTCGTCATGGACCCGGTGTGGTGTGGCACTGATGAGAAGAATCCCCTGGTCATGTTCAACCCCGAGGTGATTGACGTGGGTGAGCCCATGATCGAGCTGCCTAGCCCTGGTGAGGGCTGCCTCAGCATACCCTATGGGTTCCGTAGCCCCGTGCCTCGGTACTCTACGTTCACGCTGAAGTGGTTGGACAAGGATGCAGTGGAGCAGGAGTTCAAGTTCGAGGGGACCGAGGCCATCGTAGCTCAGCACGAGTACGATCACCTTCAGGGTATCCTCTTCCCGGACAGGCTTAGCCGACTGAAGCAGGATATGTTCAAGCGGAAGGTCGCTAAGATTCGCCGGCAGTACAAGAAGGGATACAAGCGTGCCAAGGGTAGCATGGAAGAGAAGGCTCGCATGGCGAAACGTATGGAGAAGGCCATGATCCGCAAGCAGGACGTGTATGATGCTGAGGCCGAGAAGGATAGCAAGGCCAAGGGCTGGGGAGATGTGAAGTGAAGATCATGGTTGCCCATAACGGGCAGTACGCTATCAGCCGTGTCGTTGAAACCTATGCCCGCTCTATGGTCAGAGATCTTAGGGACAAGGGGCATCAGGTTATCGAGACACAGAAGACACCGCCTAAGGCAGCAGCGGTGTACAATGAGGTAGACTTCCTACTTGATATAGACTGTGGTAGGGATGATGATGGAAAGCTTCATTGGCATGGTGAGGCGATCAAGCCCCGAGTCAAGAGCGCTGTCTACTTCATTGACACGCACGGCTATCCCTCACTCCACCATAGACTAGCTAAGAACTATGACCACGTGTTCTTCTGTGTCTGGGATAAGCGGGATAGATTCTCCACGCATCCCTCGGCTCATTGGTGTCCGAACTTTACTGACCTCATGTGGTTCGATGGTACTAAGTACACGCCTCAGAGCTACGACTTCAACTTCGGGTTCTTTGGATCCAAGGGTGGGCTTGAACGAGCGAACCCCCTGATAGAGATAGCCAACAACCGTAATTGGAAAGCTGTCTCACGACAGGTAGCGAGGGGTGGAAAGCACCGCTGGCCTGAGACAGCGATGGAGATGAGTAAGTGTCAATTCTTGTTCAACCATGGACAGAAGCATGACGGCCCCAACCTTAGGGTGATGGAGAGCATGGCGATGAAGCGCCCGCTCATCACTGATCAGGATCCTCGCTCCGGTATGGATAAACTGTTCGAGCCGGGCATCCACTATATCCCCTACGAGGCGTACACTTACAAGCACCTAGAGCAACGGATGCAGTGGTGCATGGACAACCCTGACAAGGCTAAGCTCATTGCTCAGCACGCATATGATGAGGTAACACAGAACCATCTGGTGGGTAACCGTATCGACCAGATACTGGAGGTGGTCAGTGGATAAGGCAAGACTTGAGGAGATCTTCCAAGCCGTAGAGGATGCGGTAGCTAGACGAGGCCAGGAGATTATCAGGTCGCACGAGAAGCTTACTAATGATTTGGCTGCTGCCACAGAGCAGATCGAAACCCTTCGCGTGAGCTGCAAGCGCCTCAACGCTCGTAACCATAAGCTTGAGAGCGAATGGCTAACAGCCAGGGACAAGCTAGCCGAGTTGCAGAAGACCCGCGATGACGTTGACCTCAAGGGCTGGGATGCCAGCAAGGAGACGGTCGATGCCGGTTGATGGATACCCTACAAACGAGGAGCTAGAGACCATCGCTGCGTGGGACTATAAGGATCCCAAGGGATGGTTCAACTACATCGATAGCCTCTGGTCTTACCCGGACTACTTCGAGTCCTCAGACTATGAGTTACTGTGGAAAATCTCCACGGGTGGCTGGAGTGGGAACGAGGACATGATCAATTCCATGCAAGACAACAAGATGCTGTGGATGACGACATGGTACAGTAGCACACGTGGCGGACACTACATATTCAAGCTTAGGGGGCACCCAGATGAAGGATGACAACGTAAGACTAGGGTTTGTTGGAGCTGGGTTCGTAGGCGGGGCTATGATCCGTGCCTTCGCTCAGTACAATCCAATGGAGGTGTACGACAAGGGCAAGGGGATTGGCTCACTCAAGGGTGTGGCCGAGTTCGCTGACGTGATCTTCGTAGCGGTGCCTACTCCCATGCGCCAGGACGGTACGTGTGACACCCGCATCGTGCTGGAGGTAGTGGAGGAAGTTGATCAAGCTGTGCAGGTAGCCGGGCGTGAGGATGAGGCAGTAGAGGTGGTGATCCGTTCAACGGTACCGCCCGCCTTCCTCACTGAGCTATGGGAACTGACCAAGGCTATCGAGGTTCTCTACATGCCTGAGTTCCTCACCGAGAGGACGGCGGACCTTGACTTCATCAATGCTCCTCGCTACATCATTGGAACTCAGAACACGAATGATCCTGATCAGTACCCGAAGACGATTCAGGTGTTCGAGCAGAGGTTCCCCCGCACGCGCGTGGTGGTCATGAGTTATGCTGAAGCTGCCTTGGTCAAATACGGGACCAATAATTTCTTCACTGTGAAGCTCAGCTACTTCAATGAGATCTATGCCACGGCAGTGGCATACGGCGCTGACCCTGACGTGGTGATCGAGGAGATCCTTCAGGACGGACGCATAGGTCGGAGCCACTATCAGGTGCCAGGACATGACGGTGACCTAGGGTGGGGAGGCCACTGCTTCCCTAAAGACAATCGAGCCTTCGCCCACATAGCGGGGCACGACAACATCATGGTTAATGCTGCCTGGGAAGTGAACGAATTGAAGCGCTCCAAGCGTGACTGGGAAGATCAGGTAGGGAGAACTGTCAGTGAAGATTGAACCTAGTGTGATGGTGCTAGTTAAAAACGAGGAGTATTTTCTCCCTTATGTACTGCGCCAGTGCGAGGGACACTTCAACTCGTTCGTTATCTACGACGTGGGCTCTACCGACAAGACACGTAGGATCATCGACTGGTTCTACGAGAGGAACAAGGACACCTCCCACGTCGTAGTGAGGAAGGTGCCTCACGTGCTCCCCATCGTACAGGGTGCGTTTAGAAACAGCATGATCGCTGAGGGTAACCGTAACATCTACATGATACTTGATGGGGATGAGCTGTACACACAGGACGATCTGGCTCTCATCTCAGACGCAGCCAACAATCTCCATGTTGCCAACCATCAGAACAGCAAGAAGAAGTACGGTGTCTTCGACAGGGTGGAGGTCACCCCTGACCTGACGCAGCAGTACATCGAGCGGCGGACACACCACCGCCTCTACACGAGGGACGCTTGGTGGACAGGAACCCACCCGGGCGAGCGTGCATTCTACAAGCAGAACCATAAGTCTGAGTTGGATTGTAGGGACATCACCGTGTGGCACATGCACAACACGACAAGGTCTTCGAGAGATGCTGACGCTACCAAGAGAATGATACGGAAACAGCAGAAGACCTATCATCCGGGAGATGATCTAGAGGCACTTAGTTTGATTAAAGAGTTGCCGATGTTGGCTGCACCCATCGAGGACTTCAAGGTCTCGGATGCGCTAGCGGCACTACAGGAGGCTGAGCTGTGCTGAACAAATGTACGTGCGGTCGGTACACTGACTACGGTGTGACCTGTGTTAGCTGCTCAATGTCTAAGGGGCTTGAGAAGTACCCGGTAGAGGACATCGACATCGAGGAGCTGGTCACGCCTCCCGACAGCGAATCTGATACGCCCACAGAAAGTACTGATACTGCTGCTCCTGACGATACGTCCAGTACGGAGCATCAGAATCGTCCGAGTCAGAAAGGGAACGGAGAAATTCCATATCATTGAGCCAGTTATAAATCTCCCCGCACTTGATACTCTTAGGGAGAGACATCCACACGTCTTGATGTCCGCGTTTGTGGTGTACCTTGGTGGCGCTAGTCAGCATCACTGCCAACACTAACGACATCAGGATAGCACCCTTGCGCATTACTTCACGATCTTCAACTTACTGGCCTTGTTCAGGTTCCGCATGCGAAGCTCACTCATCATCTCAACGATCTGTTGACGTACGATCTTAGACTTCTCGGGACCTAGTGAGTTCAGAGCCTTCAACCTAGTGTCGATCCACTCCTCACTCATTGACGCGAACATGGGCAGTCGGTTAATCATCTTGACATGCCTACCTATCCACTCGTTCATTTTAAGATTTGCTGTCTCAGTATCTCCCCACTCCAGATCCATAGTCTGATGTACCTCTGACAGAGCAGACATAATCGACGATTGGTTGCCCGCCTTAACCGCACGCATCCAATCCTTAGTCGCAGCCTTACGCATGGGCTCCCACCTCTTGCGCTTGATGGCCTCGTTGTACAAAGCGTTTTTCGCACCAACCTTCCATGACTTGTTCAAGCCGAAGAAGCTGTTGGCGAAGAAGTCCAGGGTCCAGTCACCCTTCTCACCTGTGCGTACATCAGGCAGGATACCCAGGTCAACCATCAGGCGCTGAGTGTTCATCTCTGACCCTGCCAGACCCACTGCCGCACCAGCACCAACAGCCAGCTTGCCCGCAGTAACTCGTGAAGCCTTTTTCGCAGCAGCCAGTGCCACCGCGCCACCAGCTTTCGCTGCCACGCGAGCGCCCGCCTTCGCACCCAACATCTTTGACGCACCCAAGAAGGTGAGCCCTGCCGCTGCCAGACCAGTAAAGGTAGCCACAGAGCTTTTCGGGAGAGTCATCTGACCCCCGTTATCCCCATGGATGTCAGCCATATTGACCACACCGTCGGGACCTTCAAGCTTCATGCCGTACTTCTGCATGATCGGAGGCGAGAGGAACCCAAGCAGACCTAGGGCAGCCTTGCCCATTCCCTCCATGCCCGACCGTGCCTCAAGCTCCCGTCCGAACGAGCCACGCCCAGAGTACAGCTCCAAGAGAGGCATAACAATAGCGAGAGGCTCCACGGGGGAGAGATCTTTGATGGCCTGCAACTTCTCCATGCCACCCGTAACCTCACTACTGAATGGATTGGCCTTCTCCCACTGATCAGGGTGGAAGCTGGCAAGCATCGCGGCTGACTGAGGTAGGAAGTCCATAGCCCAAGACCGTGCGGCCGAATGCAGTTCAGGTTGACCTGTCTCTCGAAGCTCCTTGGTCCGTGGAGACAGGGTACCGACAGCAGCACCAGCAAGAGCACCACCAACAGCACCGATAGCTGCACCTCTGGCTCCACCAATAGCAGCACCGACAGTACCGCCCATGCCACCGCCACCGATAGCACCGAGGGTAGTGGGAGCACTCTCTTCATCGAGGAAGACGGTGTTGTACTTCACGCTCCACGGCTGAGCTGCGTCGATAGTGTCGTAGTACTCAGAGTAGTCAATCCCTACGCCTGCTCCGGTCGCCAGAGACTGCATGATCTGAGGGGCCTGCATCCATAGCATCATGGATCCCGGGTTGTCCATCAGGTTGTTCTTAGTGATGCGTGCAGCCTCAGCCGGGAAGGTGATCCACGGCAGCACCACGCGGCGTGCCGCCTTAGGGAGCGCACCCACCGTTCGGTACTGAGGGAGGCGACGCCCCACCTCACGAACGATAGCATGCTTACCCCAACCCTGGCGGGCGAGGTTCATTGCCAACATGTACTTGGGGACCATGTCCTCACCGAGGTAGGCAGCACTCAGCTTCTGTAGCGTAGGCTTGATCCCAGGGGCCTGAGAGGCACCAGCGATAGCACGACCCACGGCTTGCAGAGACTTCTCACCGAAGCCGTCTAAGTTCGCAGCTTCCATAGCCGTGAGTTCACGCAGCAAGCTGGAGAAGCCCTCAGTGGTCTCGAACGACTGAGCCTCTACCAGATCTTTCATCAGGTCATCAGAGAACAACTCAGCAAGGTCAACCTTATCCCCCATGTCATCCTTGATGAAGCGATTCTTACCGAGTAGCTCCTTCAACTTATCAAAGGTCATGATCTCATCAACGGACTTACCCGTGCGGTGGTGCTCACTTGCCAGCTTACTGAACACCTTGGTCATCGTCTTCCCGTCGTTCAAGGCTACAGCAGTGAACGGGTCCATCCCAGCCTGAGCCAGGAACATCATGTTGCCCGTGATGTTGGACATGTGCGTGGGGAGGTTAAGGGCGGTGCGTGCTGTTTTATGGACGCCAGTGAGGATCTGCATCGCCCTAGAAATCACGTTTGCCTGACTCGTCATAGCCCCCGGGCCTCTACCGAAGAACTGCTCTACAAGATCCTTGTCAATCACGGGGAGATGAGTGCCCATCAGACCTTCATCACCCGTCTTGGCAAGGTCAATCTTGAGCATCTTCTTAATACGCTCAGCAAGACCGGGGGCCACATCATTAAGCTTGTCTATGTCCATGAAGTTCTTCTGGGCTACGTTACCCATCTGATCAAACTCAGCACGGGTCTTGATCCAGTGAGTAGCGTTACCTTCCTTACGCATGCCGGCGCTTAGAACGTCCCGGAACGTGCGGTGGACTTGGAAGATCAGGCTATCCTTCATGTACCCGCCCACGGTTAGCTTACGAAGGTCAGTTTCCAATTCGGGAATTGCTTCGATCACCGCTTTCTTGGTGGTGAGCGCTCCTCGATGCTTAGTGGTCGGACCTGTTAGGATCTTAGCAGGGTCAAACTGCTTGCGGGAAAGTAGCGAGCCAAACTTGCCGGGGGTGACCCCTTCAGAGTACAGCGACAGGTCATCAAAGCCAGGGGTTCCCCTCTTCACAGCAGGAAGGTGGAACCCTGTGCCTACGCCCTTCTCACCCCACAGTGCGATAGTCTCATCCAACAGGTACCCTTCATCTGCCTGTGCCTTCATCAGGGTAGTGGACTTCTCGATAAGGCTGTCCACAGCCAAGAAGGTCTCATCACCCAGAACCTTCTGTGCTGTTTTAGCATCCATTCCCGGTGCTTTAACCATGTACTTGTAGGCGACCTCCTGAGCCTCACGTCCGAGCTGCGTGGGCATGGCTGCCAGCAGGAGGCCGAACTTGCCCTTATCAAAGAATTCATCGATGCCCTTAATCTGATCAATGCCTTGATCGTTCAGGGCTTTGAAGTATGTGTTCGTGAATTTCCTACCCAGGTTGTACTTGGCTCGCGCAGCGATACCCGCCATACCTTCCATCTGATCAAGCGTACCATTCTTAGCCATCGCATGCACTTCCAACGCACGAGCCTGATGGTAGTCTCCAATGAGCTGCTTGCGCAGTGCTTTCTCGGGAGCCAGCCTAGCCACCTCCTCAGGAGTAGCGTTCATGAGCCTCTCTGCTCTGGCCTCACTCCAGAACTTCCTACCATCGGAGGCTTGGTCCGAACCAGCAAGAGACTTGACAAGGCGGGAGTGGTCATCAGCACGCCATCGAAGGTTGCTGCCGAGGATGCCCTTACCCGCTCCCGCGCCAACATCACCAGCCTTCTCAGCAAGGCCGAGCGCACGTCCAGCTATACGACTCCCCTTCATCCACGCTGCCCCAACAGGGACAAGGTAGCTTGCGAGAGTAAACGCTGTGCTGTAGGGGTGTTCGCTGAGCTGCTGGTTGAAGTTCTCCCAGGCAAAGGAGAACCCATCCTGATCCCATTTCATGCCGAGCATGCCCATCTCATCAGAGAGCATGAAGTTAGCCACGCTCTTGAACGTGCCGTAAGGATCACCTGTGTCATTAGCAGGATCAGCTATTGAGTGGTCGGGCCGAATGAACGCATCGTCAGGCTCACCGGGCTGGGGGAGACCTAACTCCTCGGTAGCGTCTTCGGGAGCGTCGATACCCATACCCATGCCCGGCTTAAACTCAAGCTCGGTTTCACTAAACTCAATCTTGGTTTGCTGATTGGTGTAAATGTCTCGGGCCGAGTCCGCCATGACAGCCTTCTTAACGGCGAGATCCATATCTGCCTCGAACATATCAGGATCAAACTTATTGAGGACAGCAGGGTCAGCAGCATCGGGAGAGACTTCACTCAGAGGCTTGCGCGGAGTGATGAGCGGCTTGTATACGGACTTCGTCGCCTTCTTCTGTCCAGCGACAGGAGGCGTAAACTCTTCACCCAAGCCCAACATTGAATCAGCCATTACTTATCGCCTTGTACTACTTGGACGCGCACGCATGCGCCGCGAGGCACGCACGTCACGTCCCGCCCGACTAAACGTAGGACCGTAAGTACTAGGCGTTCTACCAGTGAGTGGACCTCTTTGGAACCCGGGGGTCATAGGGTTACTCTTCGCATACTCCATACCCGCACTTACACCGCCAACACTAGGGTTCGGTTTTGTAGGATTCAAGAAACCCTCAACCCCGGCCCTGATCGAATCTCGCACGCTCGTACCTTCCCCCGTGGGCGGGGTGTAGCCCGGCCCGGCGAGGGTCGTTCGCTCTCCAGGGATCGAGACCATAGGAGCAGACGCATCATCACCGCCCCCGCGACCGTATGCGGACACGAAGCGCGGGTCTGAGGCGGCGCGGCCCGCGTACCCTCGATTGATCGGGCTATAGACCTCACGCGCACCACCCACATCAGTAAGATTGCGGCTGCCTATGCCGGTTTTGCCGAAGTTGCCGCCTTCCACAGTGCGGCCGGGTCTGCCCTCGCCGACAGAGACACCTTCCGTGCCGCCGCGGGGGTTGAGACGGGGGGCAATCGGGATGATTTGTTCCTCGGGACCGATTTGATCCGTGGGGGTGGGTTCTGCGGTCTCGCCCGTGCCTACAAACTTGACGGGGGCCTTCGCACCAGCGGCACCCAACGTAGCGCCGCCAGCAACACTAGCAAGAGAACTCCGGCGCATACTGGCCCTAGCGTGACCGACACTCTTGCCCGGGGTGGTGGACTCGACCAAGCTCTGCATACCACCTTGATGTGTAATGGGAGAGGCGAGGGCACCGCCGCGTCGGCTGAGAGCTAGGTCCGTACCAATCTGAGTCGTTGAACTAGTCCAACTACCAGTGCGTCCTCGACCCTTCCGTGAAGCTATCAAAGCTAGAGTCTTACTCTTGTCTGCGCTGCCGCGGAGGGGCGTCGTGTACGAGGCGATCTTGGAGGGCTTACTAGGGCTCTTCTTTTTACTAGGCTTAAAGGTCTTGTACCCAGATTTATCAGCGGACTTGTACGCGGTCTTCTTTTTACTAGGCTTAACGGTCTTGGAGGCCGTCTTCGGTTTGGCGGGGGTCGCCCCAGTCAGCATGGGCGCCCGCTTCTTCCCCATCTTTGCCTTATCAGGAGGGAGGAACTGTTTATTCGCGGCGGTGTTTTCCGCCACGGTCTTAGCCTTACCGCCAGCAGCCCTTCGCTGCCTGTCGGCCAAACGTGCCTTGTTACGGGCTGTTCGCCGGGCGTGCGCCTCGCGAGCGGTTTCGGCCATTAGTTAACCTTCTGCCCCGGCACGAACCGGAGGATGTCACCCTGTTGGATGCGGAGCTTCTCCGCTTGTTCCGCCTTCTCTTCTGGAGAGTCAGTGAAGAAGTCCTTCACCGCACCGATGGTGCTGAACAACATTCTCTCACCCATGTTCACGTGCTGCTCTCGCAGCTCCTCCAACCGCATCTGGGTATCCTGCTGAAGCTGGGGATCCCTCATTACCTCAGGAGTCAGAAGCACTCTGTTCAGGCGCTCAATCTCAGTGCTAAGCTGAGACTGATTCATGGCAGTAGCGGGAGTGTCACCCGTGATCTGATCATCAGGGAGAGTCTCAACGTCCATGCGCTGTAGAAACTCACCGGAAGTGGGCCGACTAGCCGTCGCTGCGGGCCGAGCCTGAGCGTCGCTCATCATCTGCTCCGTCTCAGGAACAGACATCGATCCCTGTGCCACCTGCTCCGCAGCACCAGCCTGCATCTGAGCGGCACGACCCGAGTTGATCTCTTCACGCTCGGTGTTGAAGTTCTCAATGGCAAGCTGCTGGATCGGCGGTCGCCATTCCGTGGCCTCACGACCCTGCGCGTACCGGTAGTGAGTACCCAGCACGTCAACCCGCATGTACTCCATAGTCTCGGGGGACGTGTTGGGGTACTTCGTTATGTATGCCGCAAGGTAGTCCTCGTTATGAGCAAGGATCGCGTCCTCAAGACCCTGCTGCTCTTGCATGCCGTGCTCCAACCGCTCCATGTACGCCTCACCCAGAGCATCCTTGAACTCCTCGGATCCCGTGACCCTACGGTTGATCCAGTCCTTCACAGGCTTCTCACCTGTGTTACCAGCCGCGATCAGCCCGCGAACATCCGAAGGTACGTTG